AATCAGGGACAGCATCGCCCGTCGCTGCCTGGCTGGATCACCCGACGAAGTCTTCCTTTCGGAAGACACGAAGGTGCTGCTACAGACAGGCGGCGACGGCACCGCACCTCTCGCCGAAAGGCGAGAGGCGGCGACGCACGCGCTCCGCACCCTCGTCAAGGCAGGCGCCAACGGCCGTTACGAACACGTAACGACCAAGTACCTACCTCGAGTCGGAGCGGAGATCCTCGTTGGTCGCGTCGGCCGCAGCGCGTGGAGGCGTCACCCACAATGGGTCGAACTACGCTCAAGCCCCGTCACGATTCCGTCCGATCAAATGATCAAATACGGAATTCTGGAGCTACGAGCGGCGAACCCAAGGGGACACTTCGAGAAGCGCGTCATGGCGACAGCTGCCATCGCACGGATCCGCCTAGGCCGCGTCATGAGACGCGGCGGGGATCCGGGGATGCGTGCCGTCGAGGTGAACGCGCTCCGCGCTGCACTGCGCGCCTGCGCCTGCGCGGAACCCGGCAAGCGGCCAGTCGACGACGGCGAGCACGTACCCGCGGTGACCTCCCTAGGAGGCAGCATCACCCGCGAGCGCGCGATCGCGCAGTCGGGCGCCTCCGGCGCGGACTTCCCAAGACTGGGGGGTCCGGCCTTCGACGCCCTCATGCACGCCGCCGACGGGTCCGCCTACGCCCTGCGTCGGAGAAGCGACGGGACATACGAAACCCAAAGAGTCCCGCACATCTCCGAAGCCGCAACGACCGCCAGAGACGCTGCCGAGATCCGCACCGCGGTCGACCCGTGGACCGCCCTCACCGGCGCCGGCCTCAACCGGACGAGCTGGTTCCCGCGCCGCTGGCCAGACGAGATGTCCGACCAGCACTGGCACGGGGCAACCTACTCGCCCACTGCCGAGGCCATGCACGCGGCGAAGGAAGCGCACCCGAACTCGGTCGCCCGAGTCGACGCACATGCCAACGAAGCAGGGAAGCTGCGACTCGCAACATGTCACGACCCAGAGGTCGTGACCTTGTCGCGAGCCATGACGCAGCACCTACTTGGCTCCCTCCGCCGTATCCGCACAAACCGACCAATGCTCGAAGCCGAGCCGGTCGACCTGCGATGGAGAGGCGAGAAGAAGGTCGTCGGCTACAGCGCCGATCTGAGCGCAGCCACGGACGAGATCAGCGTCGCCACCGCGCGTCACGTGCTCCGCGTCGCTCTCGAAGCGACAGCAGCCCCAAGCTGGCTCCTGGACAACGTCCACAAAGTGGTCGGTCCATTGGAACTCGGCGTGGGGACTCACGCTGCCCTCTCCAAGGGCAAGTGGAGCATCGACGCGAAGGAGGCGCTTCTCGACCTCGCGGACGAGCGGAGCGGGGCGAAGGTCACGACGGGCGCGTTCATGGGACTCGGACCCAGTTGGGTCGTACTGTCACTCATGAACGACTACGCCGCAACCCTCGCCGGGGCCCAAGTCGACAGCTTCTCAGTCTGTGGAGACGACCTCGTAGCATGCTGGCCGCAGAAAGTCTGCGACCGCTACGAAGAGATCATCCGAAGGATCGGTCTCGTGCC